TCTTGTGTAATTTGGGTCACGCGGTCTCGATACTCGTCTTCGATCGCGAGCTGCGACTGTTGCCATGGAGGCAGAAGCGTCCGCGCGGTCTGCTCTTCTTCCTTCTGGATCTGTTCCATCGTCTTGTGGTGCAGCTGCTGGCGCTCGCGATCCGCGTCGCCTTCGATCTGGGTTATCTGCTGCTGGTAGCCGGCCCAGGCGCTCCGATCCTTGCCGTACTCTTCTTCATAGTCGCGGTTCAGCGCATCCAGGTGCTTCTGCGTTTCCGCCTCGATCTTGGCGTAACCCTGCAGCATGTAGGAGCTGTCGCCTTCGTCGAGCGCCCGGATCCGCTCGCTGAACTGTTCTCGGTCCTCAATCATCTTCTGGTTGGCGATCTGCGAAGCCGAAGCCCGCTGCGAGTTGTAGTCCGCGGTCTGCTCCGGCGTTTCCACGCCGCCCGTTCCCACTCTCGTGCTCTCAGCGGCGTTGATCGCGTCCAGTTGCGTCTTCAGTTGCGCCTGGATGAGGGGAATTCCCTTGAGGCCAGCCTGAGCCGCATCGTCGGCCATCTTTCGCGTCTGTTGGTCAAGCTGCTCCTGCTCCTTCAGCCGCATCTGATAGAACTTTTCCAGTACAGCGTCCGTCTTCGAAGCGGCGGTTTGCTTGCTGATTTCGCCTTCCTCGAAGGCGCGATGGACCGCGGCGATCTCCTGCAGCTGCTGGGAGGCCTGCAACGCGTTCCCGGTAAGCCCCGCGTTGGTCGCCTCATTCTGCATCTGGATGATCTGGTTCGTTTCTTCGCGCTGCTGGTTCAGGCGCTCCGCCGCGGCCTGCGCGCGCGCGCCCTTGTCCTGAGTTGCCTCAAGTTCCGATCCCGCACCTGCGGATCCGATATTGCCGCGCTGGCGCTCTTCTATCGATGTATACCGCTGCGTCTCCTTGTGCAGCTCCAACTGCTTTTCGAGTTCGGCGGTGATCTTCGACTGGCCCTTGAGCGCAGCATCCCCGGAATGCTCGGCTTCAATGTTGGCCACATTCAATTGATGCCTCAGGCTATTCTGCTCGGGGATCAGTTCCTGGGTTTGACCCGCGCCCTTCGCGCTCAAATCGGACATCTGGCGAGCGATGAGCAGCTCACCGACACCCATACCGGTATTGCCGGTGAAAATATCAAGCCAGCCTTGATTCGACATTCCCTGAGAGACTTCCCTAAAAGCTGTCATCGAAGACGTGGCGGCATCGATTCGCTGGCGCGCCGTCTCGATCGAATGCACGTTGACGAAGTCGGCGTCCTTGCTTTTTTGAAGGTTTTCCATGAACTCCCGCTGCGCGGCGTTCACATCGAGGTATTTCTCATACAGGTTGTAGGCGCCCTCTCCCAGGCGCACGAAGATGTCCACGGCGCCCACGGCCAAAAGGCCGCCACCGATGCCGCCGATCGCGCCGCTCAGCAGCTGGCTGTTGGCAATCGCCTTCTCCATCGAGCGCGGAATCCGGATGCCGAGATCGTCACGCAGCAGCCGCACATTATCGAGGGCTGTGAGCGAGTGCGTGCTGATCTGGTCGAGCCCCGCTGAAGCTGCAGCGCCGGCCGCTTCGCCAGCCGCGCCCACTTCGCCAAAGCCAACGGCCACCTGCTGCACCTTGCCGGCCGCGTCATTGTCCACCACGTCGATGGTGATCTGCACATTATTGCCGGTGCTCAAGCTGTCCTCCGCAAAAACTCAATGCCGCACGCGCAGCAGCTCGTGGCGAAGGGGCTCTCCTGCAGCGCGCCGCAAATGCCGCAGGGCGGGTGCGCCCGCTCGAACTGTGCGCGCGCCTCCGCCACCGCCGCCAGGCCTTCACTCTCGGCCAGCGACCAGGGCGCGCTTACAAGGCCGATCTCCTTGCGCCGGTCAAGCCAAAGCAGAAACTCGCCGCGCTTGTGGTAGCCCGGCGAGAGCGTGAGCGGCGGCAGGGATTGGAATATTCGATCCGCACTCTCATCGCTGCAACCCTCCAGTGACCGGCTCACGCGCGACTGCGCAAAGCTCCGCTCCAGCAATTCGCCAATTGCCGTTGAGAGCCCCTGCGCGTCGCGCGTGACGTCGATCTCCATCTATTCCTCATCCTCTTCGAGATCCACCGCGGCGGGCGCAAACAGCGCCAGCGCGGCAGAGACCTTGTGATAGGTGTCCATGTGCCGCGCAATCTCATCGCGGCCATCGAGAGCATCCCCGTTGGCGGCGTAGCCGACCACGTTTAAGATCAGCTCGTCATAGAGAGCCGCAAGCGTGCGCTGCGCGCCACGGTAAACAGTTGTGCCCTTGCGCGAGCCGCCTATAACCTGGGCGCGCGTGTCGTCGCGGCGATAGCGCCGGTACTGCTCTGCCGTTGGCTCGTCGAACCAGTGAACCAGGTTCTTGAAGCGCCGCATCTTTCCGGCGTCGCTCGCCGTCCACACCGACCATAGACGCACCGCCGCGGGGCCATTGTCCACTTGGAAAGCGCATTCTTCGTCGCTGGGAACATAGGTCGCGGTGAGCACATTGGCCACCGCCAGGCGCGCGGCCATGCTCTTGCTATCTCCCATAACAATCACCGAGTCGGCCAGCGCCAGGCCGGCCGATTGCGCGTCGGTGTGCTGCACCACTTCATTGCCATCGCGTACGGCCGTCGACACAATGCCATCGAAGTATTTGAACCACTCGGGCTCGGGAATCGGCCTCACGGTGAAGGTTTGAGGTCTCGCGCCCTGGCGCACAACAATGGTGCGCGGCAGGGCAAGATCGATGAAATCGGACATGGGTCCTCTCCTGTTTTGAAATGGAATTTTGTACAAACTCCAGGGTGGAGAACCCTGCCGTGCCCGAGGACCGCGCAGGCCTGCGGTGCCTCAATACGACCGCCGTAGCACGCGGCCGGTGTTGCACCCGGTTTTCGTGGTGACGACTGATAACTGCTTTTGAAAAAATCAGGCCGCCGCGTTCTGAAGCGGCCCCGCGAAAGACTCGTTAAGCCCCGACCAGATAGGTGGCCTGGGAGTTGACCACGACGGCGCTCATCACGCCGGCGCCCCCCACGTTGAAGATGGTTGTTTCATCGCCCTCGATCTGCCACACCACCATGTTGCCGCTCGCGCCGAGCTTGGCCGACTTGAGATGGACGGCCGGCATATCGAATGTGAGCGACGACGCGCCCGAGGCGATGGCCCAGTTGCACTCCTGCAGGGCGTCGCTGCGCAGCAGGGTGAACACATCGTCCGCGCTGGTGGCCGCGATGGTGGTTTGGAAGCTCAGCTTGCGCAGCCCGGTGCGGACGAAGGCCCCGTAAAGCCCCAGCCCGGGCGCCATGTGGTTCACCGCGCCGGTTGAGAGCTTGATGGTGGTGGACATGTGCCGCCCCACCTTGCTCACCGTCGAGGCCGGCGCGCCGATCGAGAAGACGCAATCGGAGCCCAGCAAATACGAGTAAGTCGTGGGAAGCGCCGGCAGCGAGCCGATGGCACCGTAGTTGTAATGCCCCGTCCCGATGAAGTTCACGTCCACGGTGACCGGCCCGCGCGCCGGAATGGTGAACGTCGCGTCCGTGACGCCCATATCGATCAGCGTCCACAGCACGTCGTTGGTGTCGGCCAGGTAGATTGAGGTCATAGGCGCCTGGGTGGTTGTCTCGTCAAATGCAAGCGTGTGCGTGTAAGGCGCGCCCGATCCGGTGATGGTGTCCTTGCCCATCAGGAAGGCAAGCACCCACGCGGCTAGGTAGTCATCGAGATCGGCCTTGAAGCCTCCCTTGGTGTCCCAGCCGGTAACCAGGCCCTGGGTGGCAAACTCGGTGCCTTTGCCGCTCAGCGCCTTGTCGCTATAGCGTGTCTGCGCCAGCTCAAACACCGCGGAGCCGTCGAACTTCTGGCGCCTGAGCATGTCGGCGCCGGTAACGGCCGTGCCCGTGGCGGCTTGCTTGTTCGGAGTCAGCACCAGGTTGCGGGCTGTTATTTTCTGGCTTTCAAAGTTACTCGGCATCTGTCACCTTCTCCGGTTCCTCGGGAACCTCTTCCAGAATCGGCTGGCCCTCAAAACGCTCATGCCGCAGCAAATGGTTCCACTCGTAGCTGCGCTCCACTTCCTGCACATCGCCGCCCTTGAACTCGAAATGCCTGCGGCCGTTAGCCCAGTACACGCGGCCATCCGCGCCGGCCATGCGCAGGCCGGCCGCGCTCAGCCGGATATCGACGAAATCGGGACGCATGCGGCTCATCAGTTGTCCTCGTTGCCGGCTGCAAGCGTGCCAGGGAACTGCGCGATCGCGCACACTTCGATGGTGACGATGTAGATCTGCCCAACAATGTCGTCGGGCAGCTTGCCGATGCTCTTCAGCGCCACAGGCTCGGTGACCGAAGTATCCGGCAGCCTGAGCCGCGCGCCGGCGATCAGCGGCAGTACAAGAGCCACCACGGCCAGCGTGGCCGCGCGCTGGGCCTCCTTGCCACTCAGGTCCTCGGCCCCGCACCAGATCTCAAAGAAGTGCGACACATCGTAAGTAACCCACTGATTGTCGCCCTGGTTCTTGTACTGCGACCCGGCATAGCGCGGCCGCGCGCAAGGCATCTGGAGCACGAGCTGGTCATCGTCGTTGATGTCCTCCTCGCCGATGGGACTTACGAAGGTGTTTTCGAGTCCCGACGTAAGCGCAGAGACAAGCGTCTGCTCCACAGCGCCCGGCAATACCATCGAGGCCGGCATTAGCGCACCTCCAGGCCGGCTGCGGAGGCTTTACCGTCTACCCACACCTGCGCTTCGTTCCGGATGCGCTCAGGATCCTCCGGCCGAAAGACCAGTGGATTTCGAGCCGGGATGCGAATGTGCCGGGTGAAGGCCTTCACGTTGACCACTGCGATGCCGGTGTGCGTCTTCCGCTTGACAGTTTGGCCGCGGCCCAATTTGTTGGTGATTTTGAAGCTGGCGTATTGATCGCGGCTCTTTATCCGGCGCGTGTAACTGTACGGCTTCACGCTTTGCGTGCCGTCGAACCCGAGGAACTGGATCATGGCGATACGGTAGCCCGTGCCGATGACAACCGAGTTTCCCTCGACGATCGACTTGATCGAGTTGCGTGTCTTCCCCGACTGGATGAGGAGCTTGTGTCCTGGCGAGTACTTCCGCCAGCTCCGTGACGCCTCGCTCAGCGGCGGCCACGATCCCGAAGGCGATCCGGATTCTTCGAAGGTCGTATAGATGCTCTTGAGCTGCCCGAGGCCGATAATCTCCAGCAGCTCCGCCTTGTCGGCAAGCGACATCGCAAAGCGGCCCAGGGCCACCGTCACCCTTGAAGCATCGGCTTTAATGACGACGGAGCCCATTACACAAACCCCTCAAGATGGCAGTTGCTGAAGCGCAGGTGCTGATCGCGCTGTGAGATTGTCGGCCCGGCCGTCGAGCTTTGCGGCGTATCACCCACCGGCTGATCGAGCGATGCCTTGGCCATGGAGATATCTTTGAGCCGCGCGATCGCGTCCTCGTAGCCCTGGCGGATGATCTCGCCATTCTTGGCGTTGCGCCTGCGCCGGAAGAGCAGCCACAGGGCCACGTCGAGAGTCAGACCCTTCACGTCGTCGCTCGCCTGCAGCGGCGTGGTATACCGCGCCCGGCAATAGCTGTCCACCACGCCGCTGGCCTCTTCAAGAGCAGCAGACACCGTGGCATCGTTCACCGTGCCCGATGTGTCGTCGCAGGTGAGCTGTGCCAGCTCCGCCTGAGTCAGGCGGAGAGGCACCAGGTCGGATTGGACAGCGTAGGCCATGGGCGATTGAAGTTACTTGGCGGGTTCGACGACTTTGCGGTCGATCAGGAACGCGGCGTCTTCCTGGCTCAATTCAACGGTCGCGCCGGGGTTGTAATGCCTCCCGCCGTGGCGCAGATTGCTCAGCACCGTGTGCGGCGTGGTCTCCACCGGCTTTGCGTCGACAGATGCGGCTTTCTTGGCTGGGGCCATCATTGTTCTCCTGAAGCTTCGAATTTGTGAAAAGGGGCGCGCCGTGTATAAGCGCGCCCCACCCTTTGTGTTGTCGCGTTGCAGTGGTTAGCCCTCGATATCGCCCGCAACGGTGCCCATGGTCGGCGCGGTCACGGCGTTCAGAATCGGAATCGCCGTCTCCACGGCGGTCACCTGGATACCGTAATACCAATCCACCGAGGCCCAGTCTTTCTTCGAATCGAGATAGGGATCGGGGAACTCGATCACGCCGTAGCCGTCCACCGTGTTCTCAGGGCCGGGGATCGGATTGCCCATGCCGTCCGATCCGCCCGTCCAGACGAAGGTCTTGGCGCAGGAGACATCCATCTGCGTAGGCGCGGCCGACGCGTAAGCGAGCAGCGCATTATTGCCCCACACCCAGCTCGCAGCGTTGCCCACGCTGAGCTGGATGGAGCTGGCCACCACCACCTTGACGCCGAACGCGCTCGAAAGCTGCGCATCGCTGATGCCGCCCTGCGGGTTGGTGAACTTGAAGCGGTCGATCAGGTCCGGATGGTTGCGCAACTTCACTGCGACGGGATCACTCAGCAGCAGCACCATCTCGCTGTCCTGGATGCCGGCCTGGCGAAGGACTGCCTTGTAGCCGTCAACCACAGGGATGGGGTGCGATCCGTCCGAGCCGGTCTCCGGCGTGGAGGGATAACTATCCCACATCGAGGTGCCGCTCAGCGTGACGCCGCTTGGAAAGTTGGTGGTATTCAGTAGCAGCTTCGAAATCGCGATCTCGCGATCGAGATTGATCTGATTGATGAGCTGCTGCACCAGTTGCTTCTTGGTGCTGAAACCCAGGCCCAGGCCATAGGCTTCAGCCTCGCGCGGCACTTCGCCCGAGAGCGCATGCGACTGGCACATGTAGGGAGCGGTCGAATAGCCGCGCCGCACCGTGATGGGCCGCGCACCAGGCGCGCGCAGGGTAACACCCGGCACGCGGAAGTCATCGCGGTTCCACACCACGTACTGGAACGACTGGCGCTCCACCGGCACACGCGGCGCGAACATCTCGCCGACGAATGCATTGTTGCGGAACTGCTTGGCGAAGTTGCTCAGCGCAACGTTCAGAGTCCCGGCTGGCATCGTTCCTACAAAGCCGCCCATTGTTCACGCCTCCTGCCCGCCGTGGCGGGGTTGAATCGTTCAACAGAAACTTCGAAAGCCGTCTCGCGATTATGAGATGACCGCAGGCGTCGGGCCGCCTACTGCGCCCACCGGCATCCAGGTGAGGGCCACGGCCCGGAGCGTGACGTTGTCGCCCTCGGCCGCGAAGGTGATAATGTGCTTGGTGCCATAAAGACCGTTGGCCGGCAGCGTCACAGTATGCGCATGCGCGGTCTCGGCGACGATGTAGATGGTGGTGCCGTCCTGGGCGGCCGTGGGCGCGGCCAGGGTCATAGCCAGGGCGCCCGCGCCATTCAGCACGGCAGTGCCGTTCGCTACGGCGATTGCTCCAGAGGCCGTGTAATAGACCACGGTGTCGCCCTTCACCTGCTGCGCCTCAATGGCCACGACGAACACGTTGACGTAATCGCCGGCGTTCGGATTGCCATCGAGCGCGATGGCCACGACAAACTGGCCGGGCTGCGCGGGGACGAGTTGGCCGCTCGCGTTGCAGGCCAGGGATTGGAGAGCGGCAACGGTGGCGCCGATCTGCGCAACCGTCTGCCCGAATTCAATCACCCGGATCGGATTTGTGGTCGCGATAGCGTCTTCGTCAATGATGCCCACACACTGCTGGCCGGCCGCCGTGGGCAGCGCGGCATGGAATGCATCGGTGCCGTAAGTCACGGCGATGCCTCGCGTGAAACCGGTGACGGCTGCCGGGGTCAGGCTTTCGCCGATTTGAGCGCCAGAAGGCCCCTTGTTTTCGACATTGATGTTCGTCATCGACTCGCCCCTCCAGAGGCTCGCTGCTCAAAAGCTGCCGGACAATCGCGAGCCCGGCTTCGCCGGCCGCCCCTCAGTCATTGAGGAGCGGCCGCGTGGAACTTTTTAGACCGCCCCAGCCATCGCGTTGCCCGGTTGGCACAACTCCGGATGCTCGCGGGTCACCTGATCCATGGCCTCGGAGAAGGAGATGTTCTTTTCCCGTACACGCGCCTCGATGGCATCATTGAGCGCGATCGAGTTGGGATCGGCCTTGGCGCGGCCCTCGGTGAAGTTGACCGCGCTGCCTTTCGGGCGCGTCACAGTGCCGGCGACCATGCGCCCCTCGGGCACGATCTTCGGCAGTCCCTCCAGGAAGCTCGCGAAGACATCGAGGCCGGAGACTTTCTTCGCACGCTTCTTGCCCTCGACCTCCTCTTCCCCGAACTCCACCGTGGTGCTCAGAGTGGCCAGCTCGGCGAAGACCAGGGGCACGCCCATCTTTTCGTAGGCGGGAATCCACTTGCCGGCTGCCTTGAGGCGCCCTACGGCGACCCCGGCGCGGGCTTCGATGCTGCCATCCGCAGCCTTGCGCTGCAGCTCGGCAAAGTCCGTGGTCTGCTTGCCCAGTTTGGTTTCAAGCTCGGTGATCTTGGTTTGCAGCGGCGCGGCGGCGGCCGCGGCGGCCTCGGTGGCGATGCGCGTCACATCGCTTTCGCTGAAACTCTTGGGAGTTGTGCCCCCGAACGTCTTCGCGAAGAAATCCTTCACGCCATCGCTGATCTGCTCAGCCAAGCTCTTCTCCACCGCATCCTCCTCAAAGTCCACCTCGGTGAACTGTTTTCCTTCGTCACTGAATTTGACATCGCGCAGGCCCTTCACTTCCGGCGGCATTGCGCCCAGGTAGCCCACATGTCGCAGGGCAGCGATCCTACCCGCCGCGTTCGTATAGAACGAAGCTGAGCGCTTTTTGTAGCGACCGGCGCTGCGGGCATCGTGAAACTGTGGATCCACCTGGCGCTCGCGGCAGAGCAACTTATCGCCGTCGCGCTTGATCGCCTCGATCCAGCCGTAGGCCGGCGCGTTGTCCTTGGGATGGCCCACGACAACCGGAGCCTCATGAAAGCTGGGATCGTAGCTAGCCACGACGCGGTCGAGATCCTCGGGCGTGAATTTGCCCTTCGCGCCGAAGTCGCCGACGCGAAATATCTCAATCCAGTTGCCCGCGGTCTGTATCGGGGTTGTCACTTGAGCAAGTCTCTTCGACTGTTCTTGTACGCCGTTCGCGAAGTGATAAGTCAGCGCTCAGTGGCGAGAATCCCGAGTTAGAAGACCTTGCCGAAGCCCGGCTGGGGCACCTTCAACTGCGCCAGCAGCGGCAGGCGCGCGTAGCCCGGCTCATCCGCGTCCTTGTCAGCTTCATTGGCCGGGATGGGGATAACCGAGCAGCGGCAGTTGAATCCGTTGGGTGGGTAAATCTTCCGCCACACCGGATCCTCAGCGCGTGCCGTGAAGCCATCGAGCACGGCATGTTCCGGCCGCACGCGATCGTCCCCCACGGTCCAGTATTGCCAGAAAGGCAGCACAGCAGTTACGCCAGTCGATCGCATCTGCTCGTAGCGGCCAAGCGAGTATGCCTTCTGCATCGCCGTGTTGAAGGCGGTATCGAGCGTGAAGGCATTCAGCTCTGCCACGCCGGCATCGTCGGTAAGCTTCTTCACGGCGGCTTCGAAGTCCTGCGCCGTATCGCCCTTCTGGGCGGCGTCGGCCAGGGCGTCGCGGATCTTCCCGATCAGCCGCACGTCTGCCGTGCCGGCCAGCGTGAAAGCATCGCGCCGGTATTGCGTGCTGAGCCCATCAAAGACTTCGCGGATTACCGGGACCAGAGAGCGGATGTAATCGGCTTCGTCGTCCTGAGCCAGATCGGTCGAGAAGCTCGCGATCAATTCGTCGACGTCGCTGCCATCGCCTTCATCGAAGCGAACGTGATGCCGGGAGCTGGCGGCGATCGGCACCGCTCGGCCGGTCCTGCGCCGGGCGAGTTTTGCCACCTGCACACGGCCCAGGAGATTCGCCGCGGCCAGGCGGCCACCCAGGATGTCGCCCAGGCGCCGCTGCGCTCCGCCATCGCGCGGAGTCATCATGTGGAACCGCAGCGCCATACTAACTCCCGCTAACTGGAACCGCCGCGCCGACTATCTCGGCGACGCGTTGCTTTAGCACTGCCGCTGCTTCGCCCTTGAGCTGCGCGAAAACCTTGTCGAACTCGCGCAGCTCCAGTTGCGCCTGGCGCTCCGCCTCTGAGAATGAAGAGGATGTTGTATCGCGCAACGCCACCATGGGCGCATTGATGTTCGGCGTGAGGATGGCATCGGGGTTCTCTCCCGTGGCAAGCGGCGTGTCATAGCGATCGGCCACGTAGCCAACGGATAACTGCTTGCCCATGCGCTGCAGCCCGGAATCGATGGTGAGCCGAACTTCGAGATCCTCGGCCTCTTCCAGGTCAAACGCCCACTTCGGCATGGGTGCCTTGGGCCCGAAGTTCCAAAGCACCAGCGGCCGCACCACCTGGCGGTTGATGACGGACTCAAGTTGACGGCACAACTCGATCGAACGCTGATCGAGCGTGTTGGCATGTGTCTCGCCCTGGGCCTTTGAACCGCCGCCGCCTTCGTTGCCAAAGCTCGTGAGCGTTTCGCCCAGGATGCGGCGGGCGATCGAGTACTGCATCGCCTGGAAGAATTTTTCGTAGACGGCCGGGTCCTGTGAGCGCGCGACCTTGAGCAGCTCCTCGTCATATTGGAAGTTCATCGGCACCGCGATCGCCGTGTTGTTCACGATTGCCTCGGCGATTTCCACCGCCTGCTGACGCTCGGAGGCGCTGCTCGCATCGTTGTATCGCACCACCGCCGTGCCGGGACCCTTCTCCGCATACTGCATCCACAGGCGCTGGACATTGCGCTTGAACCAGCTCGGCCAGAAAACGGATTTCAGCAATGGCCGTCCCATACGGTTGCGCGACCGCTTTCTGTAGGTGAAAATGATGAACTTCTCTTCCGGTACCAGGCGCCCGGTGGAGAGCCAGGGCTGATCGAGGAATTGCAGCGGCCCAATCTGAGGCTGGTAGCGATCGCCGAAGAGAAACAGCTCCTGTGGGCAGTCGTCGATGCCAACGAGCGAAGCTTGGCCCATCGAGGTATCGAAGAGCATTTCCTGAATGCTGAAACCATAGGCCGGAGCATCCAGGATGCAATCGAGCACAGTGTGAAGGTCGAGGGCGCCTAGCTGGGCTTCGATAAACTCCTTCACTTCGAGGGCGCCCGGCGTGTCATCGTACGACTGCACGTTACGATCGCGCTCAAGAACCGAGAGCTTCAGGGTGTCGAGGCAATTCGAGACATCTTCATCCTTGTCTTCCAGCTCGCGGTAATAGGCCATCGTGAGCGGATGGTTGTACACCATCGTCGCCCAGATCGAGGAGGGATTGCGCTGGCCCCCAAAGGCAAGCGAATTGCGATACAGCGAAATCTGGGTGAGATAAAGCTGCTCGGCCGAAACGATCTGGCCTTTAGGTGGCAGCGGCGGAACTGGTTGGTCCATCGGCTCATCGGCCATTTAGCAATACCCCCTCAATAGCGACGCGGTGCTGCCTGACGCCGGAAGCTGCATCCCCAGCTCGCAGAAGCCAGAGTCGGCCGCCAGATCGGCCAGCGCCTTGGCCCAGAACGCATCGGCGTGCGCATAGACTTTTTTCTTCACGCCGCCGGCCACGGCTGTATCCACCTCGATGCGCGGCGCGTCGAATGTCACGCCGCTGGCCGTGGCCTGGCGCTTGATTGCCTGCAGCTCGGTGCGGATTTGCGGATCATAGGGAATGCGCTGGCGCGACTGCTCGAACTTCTTCTTGGTGCGGATGGCCAAGTCGGTCTTCATGCGCACGCCTTCATCGTTGATCCCGGCAAAGCTCACCCCGACTAGCCGCCCTGGGCAGGCTTCGTTCAGATCGTCGTAGAGACCCACGCCCATGCCGGTCTTATCGATCGCGCCCCGCGTGCAAAGCTTCAGGATCGGCGAGAGTATCCGGGACTGGTTGGGGAAGGTGATGCCATGCAGCCAGAACACGCCGCGCGTCCAGGAGACATCGCCGATCTTTTCATCGAGCCATGCGCAGGTTGCGTCGCGTTCGCGGCCCACGTCCATGCCGAGCGCGAGTGGCCCGCGCGGATTGAAGCCGGGGGCGAGATCGATCTTCAGGCCCGAGTTCGGATCCAGATGCTGCAGCACGGCACTCGTGTCGGCGTCTTCGCATCCCGAGATCAAATCCAGCGTGAGCCAAGCTCCGACCGACTTGAGGAAAACGCAGCAGAACTCCTGGTTCCATGTGTCGTCATCGTTCAGCCCCTTGCGCATGCCCTCAATGTCGATGGGGCAGCCCTCGGCCACGGCGCGATAGACGTCGACCCAGTGACCGGACCAGCCGTTCTTTTTCACTGGCAGCTCGGGCGGCGCAACGCCCATCTCCAAACCCAGATCGCGCGCGATGTCGAAGAACTTGCCCTGCCCACCGTTGGGCGTCGACAGCACTTCAAGCGAGTTACCCAGTGCCACCTGGCGGAAGACGGCCGCGAAGATTGCATAGCTGTCTTCGTGGTGCGCAAACTCATCCAGCACCGCATCGCCGGGATATCCGCGCGCCGTGCGCGGGTTGGCCGGCAGCGCGATGACGCGGCTGCCGTTGGGGAACGTGATCTTGCTCTGGATGGCCTCGATGCGGCCCAGCGAATCGATGAAGTCTTCGTTGGCAATGTGCTCAGCCGTGCCGCCCATCAGTTGGCAGAGCTTCGCGCATGTCTCCACGAATTCGACGGACTGCGCCTTCGAGGCCGAGAGCACGGTGGTGGTGCGGCCGGGGACGCGCATCGAGATCTCGACGCGGCGATACCCGGTGGCGAAGCTGTACCCGATGCGCGCCGACTTCACCGCGCATTTGAAGCGCGTGTCATCGTCGATCCAGCGCTGCTGGTAGGGCCGCATCTGCAACACGGCCGGCAGCTTGATCTCGTGATCGAGTACTTGGATCATGCGACCGCCAGCGGTGGCAGGCCGAAGGTGCGCTCGCGCAGCAGGTTGATGTCGTCGATGGAGAACTGGCCGGTGCCTTTCTTCGCGGCATGCTGCGTGGCGGCGTCCACGGCCTCGCGGGCGCGCTTCTCACGCTCTTCCAGCAGCTTCATCTTGCGGGCGTCCACGTCCACCTTCCGTTCTTTGATGTCGTTGGCGCGCGCGCTTTGCAGAATCTCGGCGAGGGCGATCAGCCCTTTCGCCGCGTTGGTGCGCCCCTTGGGCGTCAGGTCTTCAGCCAGCAAACTCATTAGTTGGTCGCGGGCCGCATTGGTCACCGCCTCGTTGCCGCCATCCACCACGGATTTGGCGAAACTCTCCGCGAGCTGGCGCGCCACCACGCTGCGCTGCTCAACGTCGCGGCGCACCTGGCTCACGCGCAGGTCGTACCAGCGGTGCAACGACGTATGCGGGAGCCGGCGCTCCGGGAACATGCCGCAGGCGATCAGATCGCCATCCCAATCCACAAAGCCGGTGGCGCCCCCGCGCGCCTTCTTGTCGATCGGCAGCCCGGACGCCGCCTCGATCTCTTCCCACGTCATGTTGTATTTATTGCGGCGGAGCAGGATCGCCTCATGCACGCTGGGCGGCAGCCTGTCGATTTTCAGCGGTTGGTTTACCTGGCGCTTCTCGCCGGTGCGCGGCCGTTTCGTGGTTGCCAAGGGCGCGCCTCCTCAAAAGTGAACGGCGGAATCTGTGTGGGTTCCCTCGCACAGGTCGCGGCCGGCGGGGCAGAGCTGCAGCTTGAAGAGCGACACCCGGTTGGTCTGCCGGTCGCGCTTCTCCTCATAGGCGATCAGCCCCCGGTCCCGCAGGTCCTGGCACAGCCAGAGAACGTCATTCTCGCCCAGGTCGAATCGCAGGTCGCGCATAATGTGCCACAGCGCCACATGGTCAAGCCGCGACTGCTGCGCGGCATGGCGGGTATTCAAGATTTCGAGGATCGCGCCCCTGAAGCGCTTGTTCTGCTGCGCATCGATAGTCATCTATCCCCCGCGTCCCTGGTTGCCAGCGCGCTCTCGATCCGGTTTACTGCGGCCTCCGTCCTGGCCATGATCGCGTGCGTCTGCTCCATCTTCTGCATCATGTACTGCGTCTCGGTAACCATGCGATCGCGCTCGCGGTCATCCTTCTCCGCCACGCGCGTAAGCGCCACGGCCACTTCCTTCTGCGCCGCCGCGTTCTGCTGCTGGGCCTCCACGCCCGATTGCTGCGCATCCAGCATCTGGCCCAGAAAGCTGCCCACCACCGCGATCGCCAGCAGCCCCAAGATGAAACCCGGCCCCCACGCCTTGAGAAGATCGGCGCCGAGCCCTGGGCTCGACTTGAGCATCTCGAAGAAGGCGAGCGTGATGGCCACCGCCACGCCGGCCACGCCGGGAAACATGAACTGGCGGAAGAGCTTGCCGATAGTCGCCGCTCCCGGGAGCGAGGCTGCGGTCATGAAACGTGCCCCCCGAGCGGGATTGACCTTTCGCCTGCGGCTTTCAGTTTGTCGGCGACCAGCGCGGCGAGCTGCTCAAGCTGCTCCGGAGGCACTGAAGATATCCCGCCAGCCAGGCCGGCAGCTGCTGGCGCGAGCTGCCCAGCCATAACTTCCACGTCCGCGGCCAGGGCGCCGGGTCTCCCGGCTCTAACATCCGCCCCGGCTTCACTTATCCCCTGCAAGGCGGCGAGTAACTCCGACTGATGCCGGTTTGCTTTCGCTCCAAAGCCCGCGATAGACAGTCCCACGCCGGCCACCGTCAGAGCGCTCGCCGGGTCGAGCTTGCCGTACCAGACCCCTGCCGCGGCGCCGGCGATCACCAGGCTGCCGCCCAGGATCGTCTTCTTGCCCTGGAACCATGCCACGGATGCCGCCCAAAGCTCGCCCATGCCCCCACCCCCAAAAACCTGATCTTTCAGGTCAGACCCGGCGATTTTTCGCCCTATTGCCGCCCCGCAGGCCGCGCTGGAGCCGCTCTGCACACTTTTTGGGGCTTGCCCCCCTTGAAATCGCCCCGGCGCGCCCGTGCGGCCCACGGCGCAGTTTCGTCTTTTCATCGCCCAAGCAGCTCGGCGCTTGCCTCAATCCCTGGGCGGCCAGCTCCACTCTCCGGGCGCGTCGCCCTCGTGCACCGAGGTCGCCCACAGCACCCCGCCGCCGTCGGTGAAGACCGACAAATTCACCAGGTCGGCATACGGGCCGTCCTCGTTCCACACCCTAACTACCACTGCGGGAAGATAGTCGCCCTCATTTAGCCCGTTTGAGCGGAACGATTCAAACGGTTTAACTCCCTCCGGGATTCGATACCGGACGATGCGGCCGATCTTAGGTTTGACGCGCTCCATCACTTACCCTCGTATTCGGCCGGCGGCGCGGAACCTTTCGAGCGCCGCGCCGCCGGGTTAGTTGAGTTCCCCAGGTAAGCGCCTCAGGATGGCAATCTGGGGGATCGTTCGCGTCGGGTAAATATTCTTAAAAGCCTGCGCGCGCTTCCTGCGCAAAGAAAGCGTCCACGGTGGTCCCGTATCGCTCGGCCACGGTGCCCATCGTTCGCTCATCCAGGTAGGGCCGCACCGCGGCCAGCTTCAGCGGAGCATCTGCCGCCATGCGCGCCACCTGGGCCTTGGTGCTGATTGTTTGCACCAGCGCCAGAATGGTGGCGGCGATCGCGGCCACGGCCTTGATATCCGCGAGCAGCTTGCCCGCGGATGCGCCGCTGATGCCGGCAGCCTTCAGCAGGGCCGCGTTCACCGTCTGCTCAAGCGTGGTGGCGGCTATCTGCAAATGCGCCAGCAAGTCTGCCGAGGGCGCGGCCAGGTAGGCCTTGGCCTGGGCGTCCAGTTCGGCGCTCCCCGCGTCAACGCTCGCTGTAATTGCCGTGGCGAGCGGCGCAAGCGCCGGGTCGAGCGCCGCGGCCGTGGCGTCTGCCGCCAGCGTGGCGGCGTCAAGCGCGGGCGTAAGAGCCACAATCCTTTTGGCCGCCGAGGCAGGAGAGCATCCAGAGGTGAACATGGTGGCGGCGAGCATCAGCGCGCACAGCGCCACGGCTCCAAGCTTGCATTGCGTATTGGTTCGAAGGGTCAGTTGCACGGGGGTTCTCCTGCCGCCGGGGCTGCTGGCGGATAAACGTCGTATTGCGTCAGGTCGTATTCGGCCATCAGCTTCTTCAGCTCGCCGGCATACGAGGGGTTGGTGCTGTAGCCGCAGGCCTGCAGTTGCTCCGCAAAGCCCAGCGGATCGCGCTCCCTGGCCATGGCCGGCATGTATCGCGGCGCAAAGGCCAGCAGGCGCGCGTGCGCCTCAAAGCTCGCCGCAGGCGACGGGTAGCGCGCAAAGCGGGCCATCACCCGGGTCTCGCGGCCATCGACAAATTCAGTGGTCTCGAACTCGGCGTAGCTGTCGGGGTCCGCATTGGCCGCGGCCTTGATGCCGAAATAGTTGTTCGCCTTGCGCGTGAGCGCAGACGCGCCCCAGCCGCTTTCCAGAATCGCCTGCGCCAGAGTCACGGATGCGGGCACGCCATACGCCCGCTGCGACTGCTGCGCAGCCGGAACCGCATCGCGAAGAAAGTTGGACTGGACCTGGTTCACGCGCCCCCCGCTCACGCCCAAGCAGGCTCCGGGGGAGCCTGCCTGGAGCCTGCTCTGGCAACTCCGCGTCCTCCATGAATCGGATTTCGCGGTGTAGAGATGAGCGTAGGCGGGAGCGCGGAACCCGGCAGCGCGGAGTAAAGAGGCGGCGCTTAGCGGCGAGATGGGAGCAGTCAGGCGGGACCGGGACGGGCCGCCATGGTCAAGATGAAGCGCGGAGGAGGAAGGCCAAGACCGCTGCGAGGAGCCCGAATGCCAGCAGCGCCAGGAAGACTGACCAGAAAATTGAAGTCGGCGTGACCGGCCGCGGCGGCGCGGGCTCGACATCGGACGGCACCGGCAGCCCCTTGGCCACGGCCGCGGCGCAGTCCTGATGTTCGTCATCGAAGAGACCGCTCCATTTGCCGCAGTACTTGCAAACCGGCACAGCCCCTCACTTTCCGCATGGAGATGGATCGGCCGCCTATTGCGAGGTTGCGTGGGGATAGACGGATTTCCCCTCTATTCCCGCCAACCTGAGAGCGACGGACCGTTCCTTGTCCGCGCCATCCAGGCAGTCCCGGCTAGATTCTGGCGTGGAAGTACTTCTCGCAAAGATGCAGGTCCGCACACTTTGGAGATATTGAGCGGCGTGGGCGGCAATGTTGGTTTCCATCGGGGATTGAGCTACACGTCCCAGTTCCTGAATGCTGCGACGTGCGTGAACTCTGTTCATCGCCTCTTCCAAAGGAAAATTCACCGGGTCATTCATTGCGTCGACGTCCTGGACAGCTTCAATCAACTTGGCACGAAATGCTGGGCGCGAAACGACCGTCTGCGCATAGACAGGACGATCCCCAAACGCGACGGCGCAGGTCACCAACAGGCCCGCGAAAATTGATAAAGCCGACCGTTTCATAAGCTCCCATCTCCCTTAATGCATCCGCACCATCGAATCTTCTGGCGGTTCGACCGAATCGCCGACCCACCGCACCAAGCCGATTATGCTGTTTTCGCCGCGAGGACGAAGCAGCTTCAGCGACTGACCGGGCTGGAACGGCAGGAGCAGATATGTGCCCGCCTCCACGCCCAGCCATCGAATCTCAATCCCCAACGGAGTGTGCACAGCGACCATGTGCCCCACCAGCCGATCCGCATCTCGCCGGCTTGTATCCACCATGGCGACCATCTCCGTCGCGGATACGCCTTGAAACCGCAGGGCCCTGATGTCACCGCCCTCTGGGAACCATTCAACGGGGAAATACAACTCGCGTTCAACGTCTCGCGACGCCACTTCGCCCAATGCGCCCACCCCTCTGTCTCTTTTTATTAGCGGAATAGTACGCAGTGCCTTCGGTCCGATGCAAGTCACTGATGGATTAATATCCTGCAAATCAACACCAGCCTGTTCGGCTGCCTCATCTCGCCACCATTGGCGCTCGGAGTCCGGCACCATCTCCGATATCTTCAGAAGCGCGCTCGCAGAGGGTAAATCCAGCGCATGCTCCCACCGCGATACCTGGACGCGGCTTACGCCACACATCTGGGCGATGGCTTCCTGCTTGAGCTTCCGGTCGACCCGGAGGCCTTTGATTCTGGACGCAATAGCCTCGAGGCGGTCACGCCGCGAAAGCATCCCTACATTTTTATTGACAAGAATGTAAGCTTCCTTTACTGTGGGGACTTCCAGGGAAACAGCGTTTCGGGGGACAGCGTTCCCCGGACAGGATATATGAACGCATCGACTTATCGAACGAAGCTGACGCGCAGCATTCAAAGTCGAGTGGCCCGACAGTTGGGGCTCAGCCGATCCCACGTCTGCATGGTGGCCACCGGCAAGAGGCGCTCTCGGAGCGTCGAAGAGGCTTTGAAAAGGGAATATGCCCGCGTCGAGCGTGAGGTATCGCGATTCGAGAGGCGCGGGCAGAGGGCTGCGGCATGACCCGGGGGAAGTCACCATTGCCCAAGTGTGGGGCAGGAGTGCCTGAACAGTCACTGCCGCTCTTTGCGAAAAATTCCTCCATCGACGTGCTCCCAGGGAGCCTGAACGACGATTCGTTGGTGCGCGAAGTCGTCACGGCGTCCATCAAACGCAGCGGCAAATCGCGCGAGCAGATCGCCGAAGAGATGACTCGGACGCTCGGGCTGCCTGTGACCGCCCGCATGATTACCTCCTTTACCTCTGAGTCGAAGGAGCTTCACCGCTGGCCCGGAGCCTGGGACCGCAGCTTTTGCGCGGCCGTGAACGACAACCGGCTGCTGTTCTGCCTTGTCGAACTGGCCGGCTTCCGGGTAATCGACTCCACCGAAAGCAAGCTGCTCGAACTGGGCCGCGAGTTCCTTCGTCAAAAGCGCGCCTCTGAAAACGTCCAGCTCATTGAGGCCGGACTACGAGGCATCGAGCTATGAGCCAGGAAAGCACCCGCCTCGAACAGCTCGGCAACCTACTGACGGCCATGATCGCGGTGGTGCTGTGCGGATCGAGCGATCTGACCGGTCTCCCGCGCTCTCAGCCCGTCTGCGATAAGCCCGATGCTCCGATCATTCCCATTGGTGCGCGCAGGATCGTTTGGAAGAATCGTCAACCCGGCAAGACCTACCTTGCCGAGCTGAAGATCGCTAAATGGGAAGCAATCTATGAAGCGATGGAGCCGGGCGCGGGCGATCTCCGCTTGCGCGTAGCGCTCAGGGTGCTCCAAAACTGCCGCCATTGGATCCCGGCGCTCGATCGCGGCTATGACCCCCAACGGCGCCCGTGCCCAGGCGCAGTACGGCTCTATCTCTCGCCTTTCCTTGATGAGGCAGCGCGCGCCGAGATTGAGACGATTTGGCATCAGAACAGGAGGCGGCGATGAGCGCCGCCCTCGCCCTCATCCCCTTCGCCTCGCCAGCGGCGCGTCCGGAGCGCGTCGCGCTTCCCGATACCGAGGCCCGCGCCCAGGCCGAGGGTCGCCACGCGATCATCAAGCCGATCCTCAGTTACGACGGCGATCCAGCTCGATACGTCTCGCTCCGGCTCAAAGACGGCACACCGGTTACCAGCATGAGCCGCCTGGTGGAGCACACGGCTGAGGCCAACGGAACCACGTCCACCACGATCTATCGCTGGCTTCGCGCCTTCAAAGACGGCGGCCTGCCCGCGCTGGCCGATAAGCAGCGCAGCGACAAGGGTGCAAGCCGCTTCTTCCAGACTTATCCCCGCGCCGCATGGCTCGCGGCCTATCTCTACCTAGACCAGCGGCAGAGCTGCCGCGTGGCGCACGAAGCCATCGTCCGTGAGCGCGAGGCGTTGCAGATACCGGCCGGGGACCTGCCCCACTACGACACGGTGCGCGCGTGGCTCAAGTCCATGCCACCCTCGCTCACGGTCTACGCACGCAACGGCCGCAAGGCCTATCGCGACCGCATGGCGCCTTATCTGCGCCGCGGCTACACCGAGTTTGCGAATCAGATCTGGGTCGGCGACCACATGATTCACGACGTGGAGTGCGCCAACGACTGCTTCGACGACGCGGAGTGGGGCGCGCCGATCCGCATTCGCCTCTCGGCCATGCTGGACTATCGCAGCCGGTACCTGACCGGCGCGAACTGGGCCTGGGAGGGCAGCTCCCGCGCGATCGCCGCCACCATGCGCCGCGCGGTGCTGCGCTGCGGGCCGCCCGAGCATCTCTACGTGGACAACGGCAAGGACTACCGCAAGGTGGCGCGCGGCGCGCAGCCGGGCTATCTGGCCGAGAGTCCGCTCGCGCCCCAGGGCTGGTGGCGCGCCGAGCTTGACAAGGTTGCGGCCACCGGCTTTCTGGCCCGCATGGGCGTCGCCGTCACGCATTGCATCCCGCACCACCCGCAGTCCAAGCACGTCGAGCGGTTCTTCCGCACGCTGCATGAGCGGTTCGACAAGGTGTGGCCCACCTATACCAGCGGCAACCCCTTCACGCGGCCAGACGCCACCACGGCCAGCATGATGGAGCACCGCAAGCTGCTCAAGAGCGGGCGCGCGGCGCTCAGCAAGCATCCGCTCGCCAGCCACTTTGTGGCCGCGTGCCTGGCGTGGATTGAGGAATACAACGTCACGCCCCACGGCGGCGAAGGCATGGAAGGCTGCTCGCCGGCCCAGGTCTTCGAGGCGCACCTCAATCCCGCGCAGAAGCCCGCGCCCGAGCCGGCCGCGCTGGCGCTGCTGATGGCCGAGCGCGAGAAGCGTACTGTGCGCGAGTGCGCCGTGGCCCTGAACAAACGGCGCTTTGTGCCGGTAGACGAAGCCGGCTACACAACGCTGCACTGCCAGAATGAGCGCGAAATTCTGGTGGCCTACGATCCGGGGGATCGCGACGCGGCCGCGGCGCTTGACCTGGACGGTTGCTTTCTGGCCTGGCTGCGACCGGAAGACCTGGCCCGCTTCGCCCCCGGCGACCCCAAGGTGCAGAAACAGATCGGCGACTCCATGGCCATGCGCCGGCGGCTGGAGAAGGGCACGCGCGAAACCATTGAGGCCATCAGCCGCGCCGCGCGCTCCAATGGCGCGCAGACGCCCCTCGCAGCCATGGCCGCGCGCCTTGCGCCGCCATCGGGCAACGTGACCGACATTTTGACGCAGCGGAAGCCCCGCCTCGCGCCCAGCGAGAACTCGCCCCAACCAACACTCCTGCCCGGCCAGGCAGCGGAACGCATGGCCGCACGACTGCTCCGGAGAAAAGCAAATGTCCATCCTGGCCAAGCGTAGGCCTCATCTCGAATCCCTGGGGCTGCCCGGCGACGCCGACATGATCCGGCGGGCGAGGAGCTTTGTGCTGCATGCGGGGCTCACCATCGCCGAGCTGGCAGACCTGGCCGGGCTCAACCCGTCGTCGCTGCGGGTGTTCCTGAGCGGGCAGTATGGATCCAACCGGCCGGCCGACTCGAACACCTTGGCGGTGCGCGCGGCGCTGAAGCAGGTTATCGACCGTTACGAGATCACCCACCCGCGGCCGGCCGATCTGCGCCACTATCCCACCGGCGAGTACTCCGCAATTCGCCGCTCGATGTGGTCTGCATTGAAACAAGGCGCGGCGTTTCTCGTGGACGGCCCTCCAGGCACACAGAAGACTTATACGTTCCGCCGCGTGGCTCAGGAGATCAACGCCAGCAAGCTTGGCCGCGCGGTGTATATCTATGCCCGCGTTGAGCACTCGCCCGGCTCGTTCCTGGTGGAGGCCTGCACGGAAGCCGGCATTCCCAACCGGGGGAACATTGACCAGCTGCTGCGCAAGCTCAGGTTCTTCCTTGGCGGCCAGCGGACGCTGTTGATTGTGGACGAGGCCCAGCACCTGGAGCACCAGGGCCTGGAAGTCCTTCGCCAGTTGCTGGACACGCCGCCTTTCTTCGGCGTGGCCCTGGGCGGCAGCCACGATCTGTCGCGCAGGCTCATGCACTGGCAAATGGAGCAGTGGCGCAGCCGCTTGCGCCGCACCCACCTGCTGCAAGGGCTGAGCGCGGTTGAGGCCGAGCGCATTCTCACGGCCGAGCTGGGCCAGCAGGACAAGGAGTTCGTTGCCGAGAGCATCAAGGAAGCCACGGTCCCCGCCCAGCGCAACGACAAGAGCTTCTCTTACATTTCCGCGCGCAACCTGTTCTTCGCCATTGAAGACGCGCGGCATATCTGCGCGGATGCCGCGCCCGCAACCGAGCCCGAGGAGGCCGAATGACCCCGAATGCATTGCCCGAATCCCTGCGCCGCCTGGTGGACCACGAGCCGGCCGCCAACCCCGAGATCGCTTACCGGCAGACGCACCGCGAAGGCCAGTTGACGGCTTCGGTCCACGGCAACCGCGTGCATGTCACGGTGAAGCTTGGCCGCTGCTGGGCGGCGCTGATGAACTTCAGCCCTTCAGATGAGCAGCTCGCGAGGTTCGGCAAGCTGTTGCGCACGACGACGAACATCTGCGACTTCTGGCTGAAGACGGCGGTTGTCTGCATGGCGCTCTACATCGCCATCGAGATCGTCGGCGCCATCCAGGGCGGCGCGATCGAGCGCGCGCTTGCGCACGCGATCGGAGGCCGCTGATGGCGGACAGCAACGAACGCCTGGTCTATATCGACGAGTTCGGCGGCACGGCCTGCGTGGAATCGCGCGGCGCCATCAAGGTGGGCAATGAGACCCACGACGCGCTGGCCGTGCTCTCTCGCGACCTGCAGCTTGCCCTCGATTGCATCGATCTTTGGGGCCGCGTGCCGATCCCGGTGGCCGAGGCCATTGTGCGCAGCGCAAAGCCCGCTCTGGCTTACATGATCGCCATCGGCGCAGTGCACGGCGCGCGGAAAGACCTGGTGCATTGATGGAGATCGTTACCAAGGCCTGCAACGTGTGCGAGCGGCAGAAGCAGGAGACGAACCACTGGCTGTTCGCCATAGCTTTCGGCGACCGCCTCCTCTTCTCGATTGAGCAGCCTGTCATAAGCATTGGCAATCCCGTCATCGGCGACGTCTGCGGCGCGGCCTGCGCGCACACGCTGCTCTCTCAATGGCTCACCCGCAAGGGCATCTGAAAGGAGTCCCATGACCACTGCAACGGTACCCACCCACGACGACGAATTCGAACGCCTGCTGTCCGCGCTCGAACCGGACGCCGCGCCGAAGTCTGAGCCGGCCGATGCCGTTCCGCACGAGGAACGCCCGAAGCCCGAGTTCATTGACGATCTCGCCAGGCGCCACCAGGCCGCGAAGATCGCCAAGGCCGAGGCCACCGGCGCGTTCGAAACCATCGAGGCCGAGGCTATTGCGCTGGTGCTGAAGCATGGCATTGTGCCGCCGCATGCTGAGAAGAGCCGCCGCCTGGCGGGCAAGGTCTCGGAGCTGATGGTCACCAAGTCCGACACGCTCACCATCCTGGATGAGCGGGTGGAAACGCTGAAGGAAGCGCTCGAAGCCAATGGCCACGGCGACTATTTCCCCAAGCTCTTCGCTCTTCGCTCGAAGTACGAGGTCGTCGAAGGCGCCGAGGCCGCGCTCAAGAGCGAGTCGCTGCCCAAGCGCCTGGCTGAGAAGGTGCTGAACCTGTGGGGTCGCTGCATCAGCGTGAAGCCCAAGAAGCCATCGCTCAAGGTCACCATCGCGGATCCAGCGAAGCCTGCGAAGAAAGCGCGGCGCAAATGACCCGCGCCGAACACATCGAGAAAGTCGCGGACCACGTCGACGATGTGCTGTTAGCGCTCTCACATCTCCGCAACCTGGGCGACGACAAACCGAGGGGCGCCCTGGAGCACGCCGAGGCCCTGGTGCGCCATGCCGATTGGATCCAGCATCACGCGAAGCACCTGCGCCAGCTCTACGCCGAGGGCGGCAAGCGGAGGTCAGCGCGATGAAGGCACTGCTCGCTATCGCCTTCTTCATCGCGGCGCCGCTGCTTGTGGCGTTGTTCTTCCGCGCGGCGAAGGGCAACAGCGAATGAAGCCCGACCTTCCGCTGTTCTTTACGTTTATCGGCCTGGTCATTCTCGCGGCCTGGCTGCTGCTGCACGAGCCGAGAAAGGGAGGCAAGTAAGCATGGCCCTTGAAGAAACAAGCCCCGTGGCGCCGCCGATCGGCAAGAAATGCGACGACTGCCGCTGCTGCCTGGCCACTGTGCGGGCCGGCGATGACTGGCTTTGCTGGGAATGCGACGCGGGCGAGCCGTGCAAGGGCAAGCGCGCCGTGGTTGTGGCTCCGCGCCCCGCGGCGATCGCGCTGCCCGCGCCGCCAGTGACCAGGCCGGCGGACGTGCTGAGGCCCAAGCGGGATTCGCTCACAATCTTGCGAAGGAATATGGCATCTCGCAGACTCGCGTTGCTCCTATCCGCGAGAGGGCGCGCGCCGCGCGCGCCAGGGCCGCCCACGCCCACGCAGCCCGAGCCGAGCACGACTTCCGCGCCAGCTCCTGCCCCGGCCGCCGTCGAGCCGGAAGCCAAGCCACCCGCAACCGTTCAACAGAAGGAGCCTTCGTGTACAAGCCAACTCCGGAATCAGTGAAGCAAGCCATCCTCGCGGCCGGGTTCAGTGTGTCCGCGGGCGAACTCGGGGCGCGGCATGGCGTCTCCGACGCAACCGTCCACGCGATCCGCAATAAAGCAGGTCTCCGCAAATCGGAGCGGGAGAAGCCGGCCAGGCCCGCGAAGGCCGCCGCACCGAAGCCAGCGCATGTTAAGTCATCCACAGCACTGGCCGTGGCGAGACCCGCGGCCCCGGCGCCGCTCTCGATCGCGCTCGAAGGTGTGGTGGATGAAGCGCGGCTTGATGCCATCTTCGGCCGCCTTTCCGCCGGCCAGAAAGCCGTGGCCATTGAAGCCGCGATCAAGTCTCTGCTGGGAGCTGCGTAATGCCCGTCGTCACAATCCCAACCAAGGACGGCCCGGTGATGGCATTCATCTGCACCCGTGGGCGCGTGCGCAGGTGCACGTTCTGCAATAACCAGGCGATCTCAAAGGCCTGCGACTTTCCCACCGGGCCGCGCGGGAAAACCTGCGATGCGGAGATGTGCGCCAAGTGCGCAACCCCGATCGCGCATGAAGTGGATCAGTGCCCGCGCCACAAGGGTAAGACGCCGCCACAGGGGTCGCTCTTCAACGCCGAGGTAACTCGATGACAAGAACCCTCACCGCCGAGCAACGAAGCCGCCTGGACCTGCTCTACGCCACGCTGGATGCCTCGTATCGCGGTTTGCGCGAGTTCACAGCCCTCCAGCGCATGGCCATAAACACGGGCCGCACCGAAGGCGCGGGGATCGCGGACCTGAACCTGCAGATCCTCTCCATGGGCGCGGGCCGCGCCTGGGGCGAGATCCAGCGCATCCTGCATGAGAACGATCCGGCCCCGGCAACCGAGCCCCGGCCGCAGACGGGGATTGTGCAATGAACACTCTCTTCGAGCTGCGCACCGATGGCGATATGCGCCGCGAGGCCGTGGCCGAAAACCAGCGCCTGATTCACCTGGCGCTGATCGACAAGGGACCGTGGCCGCTGAGCCAGCGCCAGCGCAGAATCCTGGAGCAGCTGCGCGGCCGCCAGGGGCGCAACGTGGCCATGACCATCGACGAGCTGCAGCAGAAGGTGGGCAGCGATGCGCGGGCCATCAAGGCCGACGTGCGTGAGCTGGTGATGAGCTTCCGGTTGCCCATCGTGGCCAGCCGCGACGGCGAGACCGGCGGCTACTACTTTGCCACCACCGCGCAGGAGCGCGTGGATGGCTCAGAGCACTACATCCGCGAGGGCGTGAAGCTGTTCGCCCGCGCGGCCATCCTGCGCAACGAATACGACCTGAACCGCCTGATGGGCCAGCACGGGCTGGATCTCCGCCAGGCCATGAAGGAGCCAACAGAATGAAGACCATCGACAGCATGAGCGTGAAGTTTCCGCCCGGCTCGCGCGTGCGCGAGCGCCGCACCGGCGGACTCTATGTGGTGGGCATCGAAGCGCGGGAGCGCGCCTATCGAGGGCACATCTGGATCATGAGCCTGGACCCGGCAGAGCGGGAGGCCGTGCTGCCCAGTGCTCTGTCGCGCGACTTTGAGCCGGTGCTGGAACTGGTCGCCGGTACCGGGAATCGAGGCGCGGCATGAAACTGCGCGAATCGAACCCTCCCATGGTCTTTATCTGGACGATCTTCATGGGAACTATCGAGCTGCTGGCGCTTGGCATCGCGCTCGCGTGGCACTTCGGGCGGCTCCAATGAGCAACGTCAACGAGCAAACCGTACTGAAACTGGCGGAGCAGTTGCGGGAGAAAGCCGACGCGGTCATAGTCGTGGGCTACCTGCCCGGCGACCGCTTCTTCTACGCAGTCGACGGCCGCATCACCATCCCAGATCTGCATGGCGTGCTGGAGCGCAACGCAACAGCCGTCGCCGATTCAGTTGCCCGGCTCCGCCAGGCCAAAGGAGGCCGCTGATGTATGTGCGTCCAAGGCAGCAAGTCGAAGCCGCGATCCAGGGTGCGGCGCGAACCGGAGACAGAGAGCCGGCTCGCATCTGCAAGATTCCTGGCTGCGCGAGCGAGATCAAGGTGCGGCACCTGATGTGTTTCACGCATTGGTGTGAGGTGCCCATGCCGCTGCGGGAAGACCTCACCCGCGCGTTGAGCGTATGGCTCGGCGGCCAGGATTCGGCGCGGCCGTATTTGCTGGCCCGCGCGCAAGCTATCGTCCATGTCGGCAAGCTGCACGGGCTCGATATCTCCCGCGAAGAAGCGATGATCGAGCGATTCAAAGACTTGAAAGGCGGCGACTGATGGACAACCTGACTGAGCTCGCCTTTGCGCTCGCCGACGAATCGGCCGTGGAACTTATCAGGGCCGGCGCGCAGCACGAGATGCACGGCTTTGAGCCCTGGATGAATGTCGGAGTGACAGTCAAGAACGGCAACCGACGCCAGCCGCTGACCACAGTGCTTGACCGCGAAATCAGATATGCCGAGGCGCGCGGCCTTCTACGCCGTCATCCTGATCCGTTCTTTTCCAACCTGGTGCAGTTCGTCGAGGCGTGAATGAGACCGAAGAAACAAATCCTGCTGGTGGGCGAGCGCGAAGACCGAACTTCCGTGCTCAAGTTCATGCTCACCACAAACGGCTTCGCCGTCACCGTCGCGGGCAGCGCGGCTCTGGGCGTTGAGATGTTCCGGGATCGCATTTACGATCTGCTGCTCTGCGAATGGCCGCTGGCCGGCATCGCCGGACTGCTTGACGAGGCCAGGGCAATCGACAGCAGTGTGCCTTCCATGGTGTTGGCGCCCACGCTGCGGGGTGCCGGGGCCGACTTTTTTGCCGACTCCATTCTGCGGCGTCCTTTTTGCAGCGCCGAGTTGCTTGAGCGCATCAAGGTCATCACCATACGCAAGCGGGGCCCCAAGAAGCCGGTGATGCGCGAGCTGCCGCGCTCGTTGTTCATGGATATCAAAGAATTTGTCTCATGACAGCGGTCGGAGACTCACGACGCACCACCCAATACCTCAACGACAGGAGCCTGCGCCGCTGGGAACTTTCTTGAACAAAGCAACCGGCGGCGCTGAGATGACGAGACCGATGAAGGCAAGCGAACTCTACCACGGCTCAGACGGCGAGCAGACCCGGCTCTACTATGCCGGCCTGGAGTCGCGCGGGCCACTCGGCGTGATCGCCATGAATCTCTTCCGCGCGCAAAAATGCTCAGCCCGCGCCAAGGTTTACCGGGGCCGCTACCGCGACATGGCCTATGACCGCAAGGGCTACTCGATGGCCCAACTCTGTAATGCGCTCCTTGGCGGAGGCTCCGCGCTCGATATCGGCTTCGGATGGAAGCCGGATCCCGAAGTTGTTCTCAGATGCGACACGGCATGCGTGCTCTATGTGGACATTCCCACCGGTCAAGTCAGCTTCCATTCACCCACTCGGTACGCCGGTCCGGACTATGCGGGCGAGTGGGACAGGCAACGGCTCTCGGCTGAGCGGATTATCGCGTTCTGCGATGCGGTGTTTGAGGCGGCACCGGGCGCGTGCCAGTTCGACCTGTCGAAGACGTTGGCGGTTGCGACCGAGAATCTCGGCCCATCGCGGGCCTGCGAGTGCTCCGCGGTGATGTACCGCAACAACCACGACGGCTCGCGCGATTACATGCGCAAGGGCAAATCGAATTGCTTGAAATGCCGCGGGCTGGGCCATTGCCGCCAGTGTGCGGCCTGCGGCGGCGCCGGCATGTTGCCGGGCTCGACGGTCTGCAAGCGGTGCCTGGGATCGGGGAGCGTGCCGGCATGAACGATTGCAAAGCAAATGTACTGAAGCGATTTCAGGACGCGCTGCGAGGGGGGAGGCTTTCCGGCACGGCCGCGCACGATATCAACTCTGCGCTCTGCGCCGGCCACGCTTATCGCCATTATTGCGAACAGGGCGACAAATTGCCCGGCATCCATAAGGCGGACTTGCAGGCGATTGTCGATCGCATGATCGCGGAAGGGATCAAGCCAAGCAAGTCGCTGCTCTCTCCGCACCAGAAGGCCGCGCTCAAAAAGCGCGAGAACTCGGGGACATGATGCTCATCACGAAGCCACAACTCGGAAGGCTGCAAACGCTCTATAGCCAGCTCGCCGCGCACGAGATCGGCGTGGGTACATCGCGCGAGGAGCGTATCCGCTGGGCGACAGAGCGGTTGGGGAAGCCGGTGGAGAGCTTCAAAGCGCTCACCGGCAACGACGCCGGCTTCCTGATCGATTCCATCCAATCGGCGCTAGGAGTGAAGGCGCCGCTCAAGAAGCGGCCCAACCGCGAGCAGGCGCGGCGCGCCGGCCTGGACGGCCGCAAGGACGGCCTGGAGTTTGCCGCCAGCCCGCAGATCGCCACTGCCGACGACCTGGCCCGCATCGAGCGCATGCTGGAGCAACTCGGCTGGACCCAGGAGCGCTTCAGGAACTTTCTGGCATCGACGCGCAGCCCGTTTGCCAAGCGCTCCGACAAGGCGATCCGCACTACGGCCGACGCCAACAAGGCCTGGTGGGCCCTGAAGCGGATGGCGCGCGGAGCCGGCATCTGGAGGAAAAAGAAATGAAGATGGAAGGCCAGATGATCTTGCCCTTCGCCGAGCGCGAATACGTGGACGTGCGCCGCTGCGGCCACATCCTGGGCGTGAGCATTGGCACCGTGTATCGGCTGGCCGGCATGAAAGACCGCGGCGGCCGCGAGCTGCTCTTCCTGGTGAGCTACCGGCACAACGCGCGCAAGCGCGTACTCTATTCCTCGATCGTCCACTTTTGCGATTACCTGCGCACGAAGTACGGCGTGACCGACCGCAGGCCCGTGCTCTCGAATCCCATCTTTCGCCATCGCGACGAAGACCTGCTGCCGTTCCCGCTCAGCGACACCATCTATTCCGAGGAGGCACTGATCGCGCTCGGCTATGAAGACCGCCGGCCGCTGGTGCGACTGATCCAGGAAGGGAAGTTCGAGGCTTACCAGATCGTGCCGCGCGGATCCTCGGCCTGGCGCATCTCGCGCTCTTCGTTCGGGGCCTTTCTTGCCGCTACGCGCGACCGCGCAATCTCCAAAGAGCGCAGCCTTCCCACTGAAGCCTGCTTCTGATCCGCGCGCGCGTGAAGATGGGGCCTAATGGCCTCAATCACCATCGCCTCGGTCGCAATCCCTAACTGGGAGCTCGGTTCCGATGTGCAGTTGCGCATCTATGCACTCGCAAGCTTTGTAGCGCTGGATAACACAATCGTCGCCGCCGGCAAGCCGAGCGAAGACACGTCGGAATCCGGCAACTTCTACCAGCCTGTGGCTTGCACGCTGAGCGGAACCACGCTCACCATCGCGAGCTGCACGCTCGAATCAACCGTTGACTCGCAGGACAACCCCAGCGCGATGTACGGTGCATGGTTCTTTACCACTGAGGGCCAGCGCATCGGCGCTTTTGCGGAGTTCGCCGGCTTCTTTCTTCCAGCCTCACCCACCAGCACAACATGGAAAGCCATTGCCATCGCCCTGGAGGCGGGAGCATGAAACGCATTGCCGCAATTTTTGGCCTGATGCTTTGCGCGGCCGCGCTCCAGGCGCAGACAACGATCATCGTCGGCACCACCATTGTCGGCGGGGACGGCGTGACGCCGATCGGCACAGGGAAACTGATCTGGCAGCCCACCGACCTGAATGGCAACGCGCTGAATGTAAACCTGGGCAGCACCCACGGGCTCATGGTGCCGCGCTCCGCAGTCTGCCTGATCTCGAATGGA